AGGGCGTCGCGCCAGGGGTTGCGGCCGGCGCGGGTGGTGGTCGACTTGGCGACGGTCTCGCCGGTGACAGCCTCGACCCAGCGCCGCAGCTGGACCTTGGACACGCCCAGCGCGGCGAGGCGGGTGGCGAAGTCAGGCATGGACTGCCGCCTCGATCGCTTTGGTGGCCATCATCTGGCCTTGGCGACCTGCGTGGGCCAAGTACCACAGCACCTCGTCGCGAGCCGTCATGCCTTTGTCTGCGGCCCACTTCCGGCTATGCGGCCGATCGGCCAGAAGCTCAGGGTTCTCCTCGAGCGCGGCCTTGGCCGCCTTGATCCGAGCGCGCTCATTGGTCTCCTTGGTCGCCTTGCGCGCAGCCTTCAACGCCTTCTCGGCGGCGGTGTAGAGCGGCGTGCCCTTGTGGTGCGTCTTCATCACGCAGTCGCAGCCGACCTTGAACGTCTTGCCGTCGGCGCTGCGGATGTAGCAGTGCTCGATGATGCCGGTGCCGCAGTAGTCGCAGGACCCGCCAACCTGGATCGGCGCGCCGGGATGTGCCTGGAAGGTCTTGCGCTCGCTGCCGATGAAGCGGAAGGGGGCCTTGCCCAAGCCGGCGCGCTCGAAAGGGTGGATTAGGTCGGGCATCGCTCATCTCCGCTGATTGACGAGTCGGAGGTTAGCAAAAGGCGCCCACCGTGTCAATAGGAAAGTTAGCGGAATGCTCCCCTTTTATCGAGCCGGCCGGCGGCGGGTGGTCAGCGCCAGTCGCGCTCGGTGTCCTCGATCCATTCTACCCGGACGCTTTCGATCGTCTGATCCGGCCAGTGGCTGTGAGCCCACTCCCGCGCTTCTTCCTCCGCCTGCTCCTCATCTTCAGCGTCGAACGCGATTCGTTCCCCGGGCGACCATTCCTCGCCGGCGAAATAGACCGTGCAGATGGCTCGTCCCATCGCGGTTCTCAGTGCCAGTCGCGCTCGGTGGTGACCCGGATGCCCATGTCCGCGCCGGCGGCCGACGCGCGCAGGTCTTTCAGCGCGCGGATCCTGGCCGCAGTCGGTTCGCGCTCGCCCTTGCCCCAGCAGAGGAAGCCCATGCCGCGCAGCCCGGGCGCCTGCGTGGCGCGCTCGATCGTCTCGCCGCCCATCCAGAGGATGTCGACCGGCGCCTTGATGCCGGAGGCTACCGTTTCGGCGAGGCCGGCGATCGCGTCGCGCCAGACGTTGTCCTGCTCGGTCCAACGGCGCGGGATGCCGTAGGGCTCGCAGGGCCAGATCCGGAGTTCGACCGATCCGTCCTCCTTGACCGGGACCTTGCACGGCCACGGGCAGCGGCGGGGGCCGGCGGTGTGGTCGAGCGCGCGCTGCGCATTCTGCGCTTCCGCCCAGGCGCGCATGGCGTTGCGGCCGTTGTGGAGGGCGGGCCACGGCATGATCGCATCCACCATCACCCAGCGGTCGGTGGTGCCGTCCTCGAGCCAGCCGAAGATCATGCGGTCCTCCTGGTGCGTGCTGCGGCGACGCGGCGGGCGGCGCCCCCGGCCGCGACCGTGCGCGCGCCCCCGGTGGCCGGGATGGTCCGGCGCGCGGCGGCCGCATCGGCGATCCGGGTCAAGTGCGGCGTGAACAGGGTGGTCTGGAGCGAGTAGCCGGCGACGAGCGCCTGGCCGGTGTCGAGCACGACCCCGATGCCTTCGGCCTCCTCCAGATCCGAGCCGGCGACAGCCAGGGCGCCGCTGTCGAACGTGACTGCGGACGCCTCCAGCGCTTGCAGGTCGGCGCCGGCGAGCGCCGGCGTCACGCCGGTGTCGAGCGGCATCGACCGGCTGGCCGCCGCGTCGGCGCCCGCCAAGGCCAGGTTGCCGGTGTCGAGCGTCTCGACCGCCGGAGGCAGCACGAGCAGGTCGTCGCCGGCTGCGGCCAGCGCGCCCTCGTCGAGCATGATCTCGCCTGAGGTCAGCGGCGTGACGTCGTTGCCCGCGACCGTGATGCCGGCGGTGTCGCCGGCGATGGCGTGGTCGACGGCGAGGTCGACGCCATCGAGCTCGGGGGTGGCGACGTCGAGCGGGGCGAGAACGTCGGCCGACGAGATGTCCTCACCCGCCAGCGACGCGGCGCCGGTGTCGAGTTCTCTCAGGTCATCCGGCGACAGATCAGTGCCGGCAGCGGCGAGCGTGCCTGCATCCAGGTCTATCTGGCTCGGCGCGAGAATGGTGAGGTCCTCGCCGGCCACGATGATCGCGCCGACGTCGAGCGCCTGCGCTTCGAGCGGGGTCAGATCCTCGCTGGCCGGAGCTTCGATCGCGCCGGTGTCCGCGAGAACGGCGACGGCTGCCGAAGCGTCGTCGCCGGCGGCGGCGAGCGCACCGCTGTCCAGCAGCGGCGCGTCTGCCAGGTCGAGGCCCGCGCCGGCGAGCGCCAGCGCCCCGGCGTCAAGCTCGGGCGCCACGTGGGCGGCATCGAGGTCAGAGCCGGCGACCGAGCCGGCGCCGGTGTCGAGGACAGGCGCGAGCGCTGCGCCGACCAGATCGCTGCCCGCGAGCGCGAGCGCCCCGGTGTCGAGGATTACGGTCGCGTCTTCATGGCCGGCGGTGTCGAACAGAACCTCGCCGGCGGTATCCCGCAGGAACAGCCCGGCGGTGTCGCGCAGCGCTGCCACGGCTCAGTATGCCCCGAGATATTGGCCGTAGACGGTGCTGCCGCCGTCGCGGGTGGTCAGGATCAGGCGGTTGGTCTTGTCGCCGGCGGTGTCCAAGGTCGGCGCGCCGCCGATCCACACCAGCCCGCTGAAAGCCCAGGTTCGGGCGCCGCCCCCGTCCTGCTTGAGCTCCAGGAGCAACGATCCGGGCTTGCCGGAAGCGGGCCAGTTGTTCACGGTCGTGGAGGTGATGTTGCCGGCGCCATGGGTCACGTGGTGCCATTGACCGTCGGCGTAGTCGAGAGTCAGCGACCCGGTGACGTTGGTCTGCGGGGTCGCGAGCGTCTCGGCGTAGTCGCGCAACTCGACGTCGGCTACGACCTGGGCGGCGCCGGTGATGGTCCCGGACAGGGTTGCGGCGCCCAGGGTCTTGCCGGTCAAGGTCTGGGTGTCGGTGGTGCCCACGAAGTCGCCCGACGGCGCAGCCTTGGTGCTGGTGACGGGGCTCGTGCCCGCGCCGACCAGGACATTGCCGGAGCCGAGGGTGGAGACGCCGGTGCCGCCGTCGGCAACCGCGACGTCGCTGCCGCCGCTGACGTAGAGCGTGCCGGTCACGTCCTGCAGGCTGGCGGTCTTGTTGCTGGCGACCGCGGCCGGGGCCGCGATGCTGACGGTGTTGCTGCCGTTGTCGGTGTCCTCGGCCAACGCCAGGGAGGCCGGCCCGGAGCCGCTCGCCGGCGTGAACGCGGATCGGATCGCGGCGAGGGCGGTCCCGAGCAGGTTCAGATAGCTGTTGCGCTTGACGGTGCCGGCGGCATCGTCGGTCGTGTCCGAGGTGTCCTTGACCAGCACCTCGTCGTCGTCGGCGGGCGTCGCAGAAAGCTCAGGGAGCGATTGCCAATCGTCAGCCATCGGGGCCGCCCTTTCCCGCCGCGCGCGCGGTGCAACCGGCGCCGAACATACCCCGGAAAGCCGCCGGTTCGGAAGCCCGCGAAAAAAGCGGACGGAAGGCGCATTTTGTCGTTGCAAAAACCGGCCGATGGGCCTATATTCAAGTCACGATACAGCCACGAGCGAGAACCGACAATGACGAGCTACCCTACCTTCAAACGCGGCGATTGCGTCTTCGCCAGCCGGATCGGCATGGGCGCCGACGCCTTCTGGCGGTTCGACGAACCGGTCCAGATCCTTCACCGCTACGACCCGAAGTCGAGTCCCTATCGCGACCAGCCCGCCTACAAGGTTCGGTTCCCTGACGGAGGCAAGCTGATCCTGGCAGCCGAGAGCCTGAGCGCCGAACAGGCGGAGTATCCTGGCCTGACGTGGCTGGAGGTTCTCGACGCGCGCGGCATCTCTAGACCGGCTGGTTTCTGATGTTCCCCGAGATCGCTTCGATGACCCGGATGGTTCTGCCGGTCCAACCGGCCACCGGCGGGGTGATCAGCGAGGTTCGGATCACCCGGACCGACGGCAAGCGCCAGCGCTGGTTCGAGCTGGCTTGCCGCGGGCAGGTGATCGTCGACACGAACCCGGCCGACTTGCGGGGCGTCGCCGCCGCAATCGCCAGCTAACCCGGAGATTTTGCCTCGATGTCCACAGTCGCCGCCAACAACCCCCGCCTCGCCGGTTCGCTCGCTTCCTCCAAGCGGCTGTTCGGTCCCTGGCACCGCTATGCGGTCTACGCGGTCCACACCCGCTTCGATGCGGTCGAGTGGTTCGTCGCCGATGCCGAGCAGACCGACGCGGTCACCGGCCAGCCGGCGGTCATCCGTCAGGCGCCGACCGAGATCGAGGCGATGGCCAGGCTCGAGGATCACCAGGGCTACGACTTCGACCTGAACCCGCTTGGCGACCCGATGGAATACGCCGAGTTCGCGCTGTTCGGGTACAAGCCCGAGCCCGACGAGTGGGGCGGATGAGGCAGAAAACTATCAGCGCGACGCCGACCACGTGGACATCCCACGAGGATAGAGGCCGCTTCGATGTTCTCGACGCCAACGGGTATTCGATCCTGACGGTCGAATATGCCGGCAACTACAGCGGCACGGCGGCGCCGGGGTTCCAAGACGAGGACATCGCCGCGCTGGTAGCGCGCGCCGTCAACTGCCACGAGGAGTTGGTCGCGGCGCTGAATGCCTGCATGCAAGTCTTGGCCGTGCAGTATCAGACGCGCATGCGCAATGGAGGAGCCGGCCAACAGGCTTACGACAAGGCCCGCGCCGCCCTCGCCCGCGCGAAGGGAGAGCCGGCATGAGCGCGCAGTTCATAGCCCGCCGCATCGCAGGCCCGGACCACGCCGTAGCCACGGTCAAGACCGACGGGTGCCGGATCTACCGGACCGAGGTCTGCGTCGAGTGCCCGTGGCGGCTGGACAGCCCGCTCGGGGCATTCCCGGCCGAAGCCTACCGCCTGTCTGCCCGGACCGCCTACGACATGTCGACCCATACCTTCGCCTGCCACATGGCCGGGACCAACAAGCCCCAGATCTGCGCCGGGTTCCTGATCGCGCAGGGCCGGCACAACCTTGCGGTCAGGCTCGCCATGGCCGCCGGCGACTTCGATCCAGCGAGCCTTCGGCGGGCCGTTCCGACGTTCGACACCTACCGTGAAATGGCGGAGGCAAACGGGGTCGACGAGGACGATCCCGTGCTGACGCCATGTCGGGATGACGGGCAGATGGGGGTATGAAAAAGCCTGAGGCGCGGCTTTCTAAGGCCGTAGAGGCGATGCAGGCGGCGGAGCAAATGCGCGACGAGGCGATCGTCGAGTTGATGCGACGGGGGGCCAAGTTCGCCGATCTGACACGACTGACCGGGCTTGGCCAAAAAAGCCTGCGGACGATCGCCGCGCGCGCCGGGCTGCCCAAGCGGCCTCAGGGCAGGCCGCGGAAGGATCTCATCCATTGACCCGAGTCCGTCGTTCCGTGGCTCTGCCAGCCCTCTGCCGCAGCGTATCGATCGGCGTGTATGTCGCTGCGGTCAAGGTCGCCAAAGCAAACCAGAGCATCGTGTTCAGGCACACCCTTGAGCACTGGGGGCCGGGCTCGGGCGCGAGAATCCTGGGTGAGTTCCGCAAGGGGCTGGATGAGCGGATCAGCGCCGGGCACGGCTACCGCTCGGGCCGGTGGTCGCCGGCGCCGCCTCGGGGCCGCAAGGACTGCCCTGACTGGTTCCTGCGGGCCTACCGGGACAGTCGTCGCATCCGTGCTCACCAGGCGCAGCGGGTAGCGATCCATCAGTTTGAGACCGACGAGGCGCGCCGCCGGTTCGGTCACCTGCTGACCCCGTGGAACGACGGATGACAGGCGCCCGAACCAGAAAGGCCTCGCGCGGGCTCCTAGAAAGCGCGCAAACGGCCGATGCAACGCTTCGGGCTATCGTCATACTCCCGGCGCGGGTCCGCGGCCTACGGTCCCCGAGGGCGGTCTGATGGCGATCGGCGATATGGTGTCGTGCGCCTGCGGATGCGGCCGGCGCTTCCGGCAGAAGCGCAACGCGCATCGCTGCCAGGATTCCGCGTGCCGCTCCAGGCTGTCCCGCCGCAACCGACCCGTCCAAGCGAGCGGCGACGTCCTGGGTCGGAAGATCGCCCGCCTGAAAGAGCAACTCACGGAATTGGAGCGTCAGCGGGCAAATGCGGTCGGATCGGGCACATGATCGAGACCTCGGTGATCTTCTCAGCGCCGATGATCCAGGCAATCCGCCAAGGCCGGAAGACCATGACCCGTCGGCTAAAGAGCAGGGCGTGGCAGCACGTCGCCAAACACCACGCCGCCGGCGAGGAGTGCTGGCTGTGGGTCCGCGAGCGATGCTGGATCCCTGATCCGGACGCCAGGGACGTGACGTATCACGCCGATCATGGCGACGATCCCGCGTTGATCTGGCGATCTGCCCGCTACATGCCGCGCTGGGCCGCCCGGATATTCCTGCGCGTCGAGACGGTTCGCCTGGAGCCTCTGCATGAGATCACTCGCAATGAGGCCGAGGCCGAAGGGGTAGTCTGGGAATCGGCCGACCCGCCGTTCTGGTACGTGCCGGGGGTTCATCCGCACTCGGTCACGGCCTCGGAAACATACGAGGGTCCCATCGCGTGCTTCGCCAAGCTGTGGGACCACCTCCACGATAAGCCGCGAACCCGGTGGGCTGACAACCCCGAAGTCTACGCGATCAGCTTCATCAACCGAAAGCGCCCGAAATGATCCAGCCTTTGCCTGATCCCGAAGTGGCGGCCGAGCGCGACCGCCGCCGCTTTGAGAACCTCCTGGCCGCCGTCCTGGTGGCGCTCGTCCTCATCGGAATCGCGCTGATCCGACCGGACCTCCCGGCCGGTATCATCCACCTGACCACACCCGCAACAGGAGACCCGCAGTGAAACGACTCCTAGCCGCCGTATCCGTCCTAGCCCTGCTCTCCGCCCCGGCGGCGGAAGCCGGCAAGCGCAAGAAAGCCAAGGCCGCGGCGCCATGCTCGGCCCAGGCGATCGCCGGCACCAGCCAGGCCGTCTGGTACATCACCGCGACCGTCGTGGTCGAGGGGCAGAACGGCGCCGGCGAATACGACCAGCAGACCCGCGTCTCGACCTGCCGGGCGGTGCTCCGGCCGCGCGGCCGCGACGTTACCGCTACCGTGCGGTGCGAGAGCGACTTCGTCGGCTCGCCGCTGGTGTCGGTCAGCTACACGCTCACCGACGATCCTGCGAGTGGCGACCAATGCCAGTGGCTCGTGGAAGGCAATGGCACCCTGGCGAGGATCAACTTCAATCGGGCCGGCACCATGGCGACCGGCGGCGGGCAGATCGGGCTCGGCCAGCCGACCGAAACCGGCGCGCAGCAGGTCCGCACCGCTGACCTCGTGGCGATCCGGCAATGATGCTGACCGGCGCCTATATCCTCTCGATCGCCGCGGTCAACTATGGCTTCGAGCAGGTCCCGCTGCTGCCGACTCCGTGGGGCGATATGTGGCCGCCGATGTCGCTGGCGGTCGGCTTTGTGTTCGTGCTGCGCGACTTTGCCCAGCGTGAGGTAGGACACGGCGTGCTGCTCGCCGTGCTTGCCGGAGCAGTGTTGAGCTGGTTGATGGCGTCGCCCTACGTTGCTATCGCCAGCGCCACGGCGTTCCTGATCAGCGAGGTCGCCGATTGGGGCGTCTACACCTGGACGCGCCGTCCGCTGCACGAGCGCATCCTGTGGAGCTCTGCGTTCGGCACGCCGATCGACAGCGCCGTGTTCCTTCTGTTGATCGGGCATTTCAGCTGGTCTGGGGTCGCTTTGATGACCGCGAGCAAGATGCTCGGGGCTGCAGTGGTGGCCTGGTCGATCCAGAGGCGAGCGTGCGCGGCGTGATCCACTACCATGGCACGCCCATATCTCCGCTCTGCGTGCTTTACGAGCTTGCCGGACGCCACTTCTGCGTGTCGTTCGCGCGACCTGATCAGGTCGGCCACGCACGGCAGCTCGGGCAAAGCCTGATGCTCGATAACGGGGCTTTCTCGGCCTGGCGCCGCGGGCATGTGCCCGACTGGCGCGCCTACTACGCTGTGATCCCCGATGTGATCGACGGCGGGCCGGCGCGGAATGACAGACTGCTCGATCAGTGGCCGCTCGGCTACCGGGGCGCCCCGGTCTGGCACCTGGACGAGCCTCTGCACCGGCTCCTGATGCTCGCCAGCGGCTGGCCGCGCATCTGCCTTGGTTCGGCTGGCGCCTATGCGGAGATCGGCACAGAAGCATGGGAGCGCCGCATGGATGAGGCCTTCAACACGCTCTGCCGCGGATCTGGACGGGTGCCGGTATGGCTTCACGGCCTGCGGATGATGGCGTGTTCCGGCAAGCGCTGGCCGCTCTCCAGCGTCGACAGCACGGACATTGCGCGCAACCACAACCGGCCGCACAACGGCGCGCGCCGGATGGCCGACCGTTGGGACGCGGTGCAGTGCCCGATCGAATGGTCGGCTCGACCCGAGCAGAGAAAGATGTTCGATTGAAGCGAGGCTCAAAGAGCATGCGAACGGTTCTAGGATTTGCGGCCACGGCCTGGATCGGCGCGATCGCAAGCCCTGCCGCGGCTGAGCATCCCTATGACTACGACGCGCCCGCCTTCTGCGAGAAGGTCGGGGAAATCAGCGGTGGGAGCGCCTGGATGCAGAAGCAGTGCTTGTATCAGGAGCTGGAAGCGCTGGATATGATCGACGCCATGCCGGATCTCGGCCCGACGATCGAGCAGTTCTGCGATCAGGTCGCCCGGCCGACCGTCTACGATCCGGGGTCGTATTGGGTCTATCTCCGCTGTGCGCAGCAGGAGATCGAGGCCGGGAAATGGCCGTGAGGCCGATTGCCCTTAGCCCATCTGAAGCGGGCGCCGATATGGCGAAGGTCGGGACGGATAGGAGGGCGGGGTGACATGAACCCGCAAATTCACGTTAGCGTGGCACAGGAAAGCCCCTACAAGACGTGGTTCCGCGAGTGCGTGGTCGAGCGCCCTGAGCCAGTCTTTGACGCTTTCCACATCGCCGAGTTGAGAGTGCTGGCTGCCGAACGGCTTGGCACAAAGGCCGCAGACCTCACAATAATGTCTTGGCGGCGGCTCGAAGACCAGGAGCCGGACGGGAGGGCGGGGTGATGGAGTGGCAACCGATCGAGACGGCAAAGAAGGGCGTCCGGGTCTGGTTAGCAGGCCGGTACGAGACGGAGCCGCGGGACTGGTGGTATGCCTGGGCGTGTCCCGAGTGGCATTCTATCGCGGCAGGCGAGCCGACTGGATGCCGCTGCCGGAACCGCCCGATGTTACCCACGCTGCACCCACGCCCGAGTTATGCATGACGACTAGAATCTACGGCTGTAGTGACGACCTGATCGAGTTCGAGGGCGACGTTGGCGGCGAGGTCGGGCACTACGACTCCGACGACAACGCGCCGGGCGCGCTGGTCGCGCTCTCGGACGGCACGCTTTTGACGGTGAAGTACGGCAAGCCAGGCAACCTTGCCATCTGGGCAATCTCGGTTCTCAGGAAGGGCGATCTTTTCGATCGGATCGAGGAATGCTCCGACGAGGAAGCCAATCCCTACAGCGATCAGGCATTCTTTCGCGCCGGGCTGAAATGGGCTTACGTCGCGACGCGATGGGAGCGGGTGAAATAGGGCGGCGCGGAGTGAGCGGGATGCAAGAACTTATCCCTCGCATGAGGGCGCTTGCCGATCGGTCGGTTGAGGACGTAGCGCAGCGGTTGCGGGAGGAAGCCGAGCGGCTAGAGCGAGCGATTGGAGGAAGGTACGCGAGACGGCGACATTCCGAGGCTGGTGGGCTGATGGGCGCGGGCGCGTAGGGTGTGGTGCGAGATCACTGGGGAGCCGCTGGTATGATGATGCTGGAGAAGCTCGAAGCCTGCCCGGTCTGCGATGAGGTTAGGCGATGGCTGTACGATTCCCAGCTCTGCTGCGCCTGCGGCTACGGCGACCCGCAGCGCGCTGCGCCCACGCGCACAGGGGCGATCTGTGCCCGATACTCCAGTTTCTACAACGGCAAGGACGCGGCTGGCGCCATCTGCGACATCATCGAGCATCTGGAGGCTGAGCGTGACCGATACCTTGCGGCACTCGCATGGATCGCGACCTTTAACACCGAAGCTTCCTCGCGCCATGCTGGCGAATGGCTGCACGATGTGGTCGGTAGGGCACGGCAGGAACTTCAGGCAGACCTGCCTATGGTTGAGCCAGCGCCTGGGCACCAGGCGGGGCGTCCAGCCCGTGGCACTACGCTGCCGCCCGAAAACCCTAGCGTTTCTGTGGCCTCAGAGGTGGGGTGCGATGACTAGCCCCTACGTTGACATCGTAGGGCTCGGCTTGTCGCTTAGGACGATCCCGGCTTTCTCCCGCCGCTTGTTGCCGCCGGCGGTGTAGCCCAGCGAGTACACCGCCCGCAGCGAGCGCCGCGGCGGCTCGCCAGGACGGTCATCCTTGATCCCGGCGAACTCCGCGCCGCAGGCCTTGCAGGTCACCAGATCATCGTCGTCGCCCGGCACCGGAGCGAACGCCGCCGGCTGCTCGCAGATCGGGCACAGCCCGGCGCAGAGCCGGCGCTCCTCGTCGCTTGCGCCATCGGGCGGGTCGACCGGATCGAGCACGAACGGGTCGAGGCTCGGGATAGTCGTCTCGGTCGGCAGCTTCGCGTCGCTCATCTCTCCATCCTCAGCTGCTGGTCGAGGCGGCGCCGATGCTCCACTTCATCGCCCGTTCCCGGACCGCCGCCTTGCCGTTCGTGTTGCAGCGGAACTGGCATCGGTAGACGTAGGTGCCCCGGACCTCGGTCTCGTCGAGGGCGTCGAACCGGCGGGCACCCCAATCGCCCCACCCGCCGCCCGGGGTCATGGGGAAGATGTCCCCCAGAGCGGTCTCGACCGCGATCACGGTCTCGTTGCTGGTCCCGTCCTCGTCGTAGCGCACGAACCGCACCTTGAGCTCGTTGTCACTGCCGAGCCCGGTGCCGGCGTCGTCCGGATCACCGAGCCGGGAATCGAACGCGCACTCCAGATACACCGGCTCGCCGGGCGTGCTCACCGTGATGCTGCGGACGTTGGTCCAGACGTCGCCGACGCCCGTGCCGCCCAGGTTGATCGACACGGCCGCCGTAAGCATGGTCGAGACGCCCCCGATCACCCGCTCGATCAGGAAGCTGTCGACCAGGACCGTGAAGGCCGCATCCACGAACACGCCGCGGGCCTGGATGCGCATGAACCGGATGGTCGACGTGTTCGGCACCGCGTGCTGGCCCCGGACGCGGGCGTAGGCGCTGTCGAGCGCGCCGCCATTGTTGTTGTTGGTCTTCAGGTCGAAGCCGTGGCTCGTGATGAATTGCTTGTCCTCGTCGTAGTAGAGGACCTGCAGGATCACCCGCGCCGTGCCAGAGTTCGCGGTGACCTTCTTGTAGAGCCGGAACCGGTGCCGCTGGCCGATCTCGACCGGGGTCATGCCGTCGGCGTTCGGCCGGACCTGCTGGTCGCCGGTGGTGACGATCATCCGGGCGCAGGCGCCGCCGGCGAACCCGCCCGTGCTCAGCCAGGCCACGCTGCCGCCGGTCAGGTTGGTCAGGTCCCACCCGACCGGGCCCTGCTCGAACCGGGGGTTGTCGACCAGGTTGATCCCGTCTTTCAGGATGCCGGGCGGGCTGCCGAGGGGCTTGAAGTCGGTGGTCGGGGTGAAGCTGATCTGCACCCACTCCCCGGTCGGCTTGCCGGCCCGCCCGGCGGTGGTCGAGCCCTCGAACCGCGCTCGGATGTGGTAGGGCGTGTCGACCACCAGCCCGGGAAGCACGGTCTGCACCTGGTCGCCTGGAACCGTCAGGGCTTTCTTCGGCCAGTTCTGGCTCTGCTTCTTCCACGCCACCCGGACGTCGCCCGAGTTGAACACGTACAGGCTGGTCGCCTCGTTCCAGCTGACCTCGGCGTCTATGGTGATGTTCCCGTTCGCCAGGATCTGCACGCTGTCGTCGAGGATCACCGCGGCTAGGCCGGTCAGAACCGGGACCTCGGCACGGCGACGCTTCGGTAGCCGGCCGATCGAATCCTCGGTCACCGTGGTTCCTGGGACGTAGATGGCGTCCTCGTAGCGGGCGAGCGTGAGCTCGGTGGTGAGGTCCCGCGGATCAGGGCCGTTCTTGCCGACCACCCGGAACAGCGTGCCGTTCGGCACCCATTCCTCGTCGTCGACCTCGACCACGTCGCCGACTTCGAGCACCAAGGTCCGCTTCTTGAACCGCCGGACGTAGCTCGCCCCGAGCCGGGTCTGCTTGAGCGACGTCCAGGCGAGGAACTTCGCCCGTCGCGCCAGCGTGATGCCCTGGAACTTGATGTCCTGGACCAGGGTCTCGCCGCCGTCCTCGGTGACGTAGGCAGCGTCGGTCACGTCGACCTGCGCCGGCTCCATCATCCCGTGCAGGTTCACCTTGTCCTCGTCGTCGAGGATCGTGTTGACCACCCTGTGCACCACCAGCGTGTTGACCCAGTTGTCCTGGTCCGGTGGCGCGATGCGCAGCGGTCCGGCGTAGTCGTCCTCGTCGAGCGGGCCGTCGGCCCAAGGCGTCTTGATGCTGCCCGTCCAGAGCCCGATCTTGTCGCCGCGCTCGAACCAGCCGCCGGCGAAATGCGCCGAGATCAGGCGCATCCCCTCCAGGATCTCCATGTCGTCACGGATGACCCCGTTGAAGGTGTAGCGTTTGGCGGTGCCCTGCGGGTCCCAGTCCTCGTCGTCGCACTCGTCCTCGGCGTCGGCTAGGTTCACGTAGTCGCCGGGGCCGATCCCGAGCCGCTCCTTGGTGAAGTCGGCGAAGACGTCCGCCGCATTGGTCCGGTACGCCTCCGACCCGATGCCGGCGCTGCTGCGGATGTCGTTCTTTCCCTGCACCAGGTATTTCACGCCCGGTGGCTGCCCGGCGGTGCCGAGGTTGTCGCGGGCGATGAAGATGATGTGCACCACCGAGTGGCCGGTGAACTTGCGCGCGACGCTCGAATACTCCTCGCCGAAGATCTCGGCCATCTCGGAATCGGTCGCGGTCTGGTCGCCGTTGTTCCACTTCACCGCGATGTGCCAGGTCTCAAGGTCCTTGGTGCTCTGGTCGTTCGCGTGCCACGGGCTCTCGGAGACCGGCACGTACCAGTCGTTCGGCAGGTTGTCGTAGGGCGCCGGGGTGCGGTCCTCGTTGAGGATCAGGCCGAGGCCGTTGGCGTTCGGGTCGCCGGCGTTGTCGGTTACGATCGGGAGATACCACTCGCCGACCTGCAGCCCGAGCAACGCCTCGCAGGGGTGCGGCGCGATTACGTCGTCGACCCCGCTGAACTTGTCCTTGTTGCCGCCGACCCCTTGCCAAGCCCGGAACGCGCCCTTCACCACCTCGCCGTAGACTAGTTCCCGGGGGGTCTCCGGATCGTCAGCTGTGCCGCTCTGGCGCTGCACCTGGGTGACCGGGTCCGGGACCTGGCTCGCGCTCGACAGCGCAGCGCCCGCGCCGAGCGCGAGCGTGCCACCGGCGAGCAGCCCCAGCGCCAGGCCGCCGGTGAAGAACGAAGCCGCGGCGATCGCTATGGTGCCGGCGACAACCAGGCCGATCCCGAGCAGGCCGCTCGCCATGGGTTCAGTCTGCCAGACCTGACTTGCGCACGTATTTCGAGCGCGTCAGGTCAAGATTCTTGCCGGCATCCCGAAAGGCGTGGTCGGTCGGGTCCTGCTTCTGCTGCTCGGCGTGGCTGTAGGTCTTGGGCGCGCGGTTGCGGTGGGTGTGGAACACGGACTCGGTCGCGACCGAGGCGACGTAGACCCCCTGCGAGCTGAGCCCCGGCCCGGGGATCATCTTCCGGCGCCAGAGATAGATCGCCTCGCCGCCAGCGACCGCGAGGGTCGTCGGGTTGAGAAACACGAGGTAGCACGAGGCGAACCGCTCGCGGCTGTTCTGGTAGATGTCCTCAAGCAGGCTCGGGTCGTTCTGCACATAGAACTCGATCGCGAGCTCGGTCAGCGATCCGCGCTCATCCTGCTCCTGGACGTCCGCCTTGCTGACCGGGCCAGCGCCCTCGTAGGTGTTGCCGTCATAGACGACGTCATGCGGCCAGAATGCGAACCGCCGATGACCGCTCGTGAAATTGAGGTCTAGCAGGAACACCCCGATCGCCCCGCTGTCGCGGGTGAGCTCGGTCTTGAACGTCGCCCCGACGCTGATCACCACTGATCAGTAGCTCCGCCGGAGAGCGGTCACGAACTCGGCCTCCCAAGGCTGGGTGTAGTAGGGCGTCGGGCCGACCTCGACGGTCATGAACTCCGGCGCGTCGGAGGCAAGCTCCATCGTGTCGTAGATCTCGCTGTCATTGCCGATGTGGTGGACGATCGTGCCGCCGCCGTAGGAGGTCCGGCCCCGCAGGCCAGGATTGATCCCGATCACACCGCCGCTCTCGGCGGTCGTCACCAGGTACGCGAAGGGCACGTTGGTGGTCTGGTTGATCCAGATCCAGTCGCCGCCGTTGAAGGTCCCGCCACCCCCGGTGATGGTGAGGTTGCGCACGCCCGCCGCATGGCTGCCGCTGAGCGTCACGCTGCCGGTCTTGCTCCCGCGCTTGCGGCGCCCGAGCATGATCGGGATCTTGTAAACCGTCTCACCGGCGCGGCTCTTGCCGAAGTGAGATGACAGCGACTGCGCACCGTCGATCGGCAGCGCATTCCAGGAGCACCGCGCGCGCCACTGGTGGAAGCGGATCGCGGGCTCGACCGAGCCGGTGAACGGGCTCTGCGGCCGGATCGAATCCCAGGCCGGCGAGACCGACTGCCGAACCGGCATCGGCGCAGAACCTGGCCAGTCGGCGGCGGCCATCAGAAGGGCGTCCGGCGGCCGGTCTGGCCGCGGGCTTCGGCATTGACCACAGCGGTCGGCGCGTAGCGCCGGATCATGTTGATGATGTTGGCCTCGACCCCGGGCTGGCTCTGGCGCGCGTCGATGTTGATCTGCTGCGCCGCCCCGCCGCCCCGCCCGACCTGGCCCTCGGGGACCACTCGGCCGGACATCGACGGCACCATCAGCTCACGGCCGAACTCGCCGACCCAATAGGGCCGGCCGGCAGTCACAGGGCCGCCGCCGGCACGGCCCGGGATAGCGGTGACCTGGCCGGCCGCCAAGCCGCCGGCGCCGCCCCCGATGCCGCCGATCGCGCTCATGATCGCCCGGAACAACAGCGCCTGCACCACCTGCTGGGCGAGGCTCTGGCCGAGGCTGGCAAGCGAGGCGAGCAGGCTGTCGAAAGTCAGGTTCTCGAGGTCCAGCAGCGTTTGCGAGAGGGTGGCCGCCGCGTCGTTCGCGATGTCGATCTCGTCTGGCAGCCGGCCACCCGCCTCGATCCGCGACGCGCGCTGCTCCATCGCGGCGATCTCCTCTTCGCGGGCCTCAGTCTCGCGAGCACGACGGGCCTCTATCGCTTCCTCCTCGCGCGCGGCCACCGCGTCGATCCGCTCCTGCTCTGCCGCCTGCAATTCCCTCGATGCCCGCTCGACCTCCTGCATCGCTTCCAGGAGCTTGCGCTTCGCCTCGACCCCGCGTTGCTCTTCCAGCCGGGCGGTCTCCTCGATCCGCTGTTGGGCAGAACGCTGGCGCTGCTGGTCGGCGCGTTCGAGCGCGTCGATCGCGGCCTGGACCTGACGGCGGGCGTTGGGACTGGCGCCCGAGGCGCGGCCAGCGGCTGTGGTGCCTGCGGCCGCGCCGGGTTCGGGTGGCCCAAAGGCCTCGCCAAGCGGACCCACACCTTTCTCGGCCAGCCCCTGGATCTGCTGCTGGCGCTCCTGCGCGCGCCGTAGCGCCTCCTCGCTCTCCAGGATGCCGCCGGCGGCGGTAACTGCCTCATCGCCCAGCTGCTGTAGCGCCTTGGCTGCTTCCGGACCGAGCTGCTGACCCAACGTCTGCAGGCTGTCCAGGAATTTCGTGATGGTCACGTCCCCGGTGCGAAGCTGCTCGAACAACGCGCCGACTTGCTGCACGATCGGCGACTCGATCGGCTCTGCGATCCCGCCCAGCTCCGCGCCGAGAAGGCTGCCGATCTGCTGTTCCACCGGCAGCGCGCCAGGTCGGAACACGCCAGCTGCCGCCGCCCGCCGTTCCTCGAGCTGCGACTGCGCCCGCTGGACATCGACGTTCGCCTGCGCTTGCAGGAACTCCCGCGCGCGGTCGGTCGCGCCGGCATACGCCTCGCCTAGTTCGGCAGCCTGGCGTGCTGCGTCCTCGCTGTCGCTGGTGATTCGCTTGATCGCCTCGTCGAGCGAGTCGAACGTCGCGGCGGCGCTTTCGGCGTCGCTACCGGTCTGGAGGAACGCTGCGCCAAGCGAGGCGACCACTCCCACCACCAAGCCGATCGCCGCTCCGATCGGCCCGAACGCGCCGGCCAGCTGCGGCGCTTGAATCGCGAAGGCGCGCAAGGCGCTCGTGCCGCCGCTCACCTGGGTCACGAAGTCGGCGACCTGAAACGATGCGTTCTGGAACGCGAACCGGCTCTGCCGGCTGAACCGGTCGGCGAACCCACCCATCGCGTTGAGCGACTGCTGGGTCTGCGCCCGCGCCGCGGCGAGGCCCCGATCCAGCCCGGCGGTGTCGACCTCGATCGACAGCGCGGCGACCAGCTCGGCAGCGCTGGTCGCGGTCCGGAATGCGCCCCTACCCACGGCGCGTCCGCTCCGCGTCCCGGGCGAGCTTGACGTTCCACGCCATCACGCCGCTCCTGAGCTCCGACCAGACCCGGTCGGCCCGCGCCGCGCTCATCCCACCGTCCTCGTCGACGTCCTCATCGCCGCCGGCGGTACCCCCGCGGATCTCCGCCAGCTCCTCGCTGAGCGCCGGCATGTCCCGCACCCGGTGGTAGTAGGCGGTGCGCCAGGCGAGCCGGATCTGCTCCTCCGTCTTGCCGCGCACGATGCCCGCCAGGTCCGCAAGGCTCAGCCCCCAGAATTGGTCCGGATCGACGCCATGTGCTTGAGCGATTGCGATAGCTCGGCCAAGCGCATCGCGAGGCGGAAAGGGGCGGCGCCGCGCTGGCCGGCCTCCGGCTGCTCGCCCGGCCGCCAGTGGAACAGCTGGATCACCTCGAACATCGCCCGCCACACGCTGCCCCAGCTCGGCGATACCGCCATCACCTCCGCCGGCGCGATGCCCGGGCGGTGCTCCTCGGCCAGCACCGCGATCGCTTTGGCGACCGTCTCCACCTCCGCCGCCGCGCAGGCGCCGAGCAGATGGTGGTGCCACTCCATCCGGTCCGCCGCCGGCACCGGCGCCTTCAGCACCTCGTGGCTGATGCCGTACCAGCGGCGCCGGTTCTCGACCACCTCCGGCGCGGCGTCCATCAGCACCGGCCAGAGCTTGGCCAGCGCGCCGTAGGAGCACCGCAGGATCAGCACCTCGCCGCCGAACGGCAGCGCGACCTCGCCCCGGCTCGGGTTCGGGACCGCTGTCATCACGGTGCGGTGCTGATCTCCCAGAGACCCGTCGGCTGGAGCGACACCGGCGCGGTCAACGCCGCGCCCCGCGTGTTGCCGGTCAGGCTGAAGTTCGCCACGAACGCCGACCCGCCCATGTAGTTGTCGGCATCCGAACCGTACTGCAGCCGGTAAGCGTCGACCGAAGGCGGCGATTCCTGCATCCCGGTCACGAGCGCGACATGCCGGACGTTGTCGAAGTTGAAGTTGAGCGTCATCTGGACCGGGCCCGGATCCTGCCGCGCCGCCAGGTACTCCTTGGTGTTCGACGGGCTGTCGCCGTCGGTCACCTCGATCCGCTCGTTGGTGAACTGTGGACCGTTGGCGTCGACCACGTTGCCGACGTTGTCGTATGCTTGCGGCGAGGTGCCGGTCGCCTTCAGCAGCTTGATGACGTTGGTGAGGCTTTGACCAGCCATGGTTACGGCTCCCTTCTATCCGATCATGCGGTTTCGACCAAACCGACCAGCACGGTCAGCCGGCGGCCGAAGGTGAGATCGTCCGGATCGTCGGGCGATGGCCCGTCGTCGATCACAGTTCCAGCGGCCTCGTAGCCGAATGGCGCGATCGGCGCTCCATCCAGCAACGTCCTGATCCGGTCGGCGACGGCCTCGACCGGTCCCGCGTCGCCCTCATCCGCCGCCTGCACCAGGATCTCGACCGGCTGGGTGAAGAAGTCGCGCTCGCCGTCCAGGTACGGGCCCCGCTCGCCGTCCCGCAGCGCCACGTAGGGCTTGCCGGCGTTCTCAGGCGCGTCCCGGTCGAATGAGGACGGCACCAGGTTGTGGACGAAGATCGCCGGCTTGCCGAGGTATGTGGCGAGCAGCAGCGCAAGCGCCTGGTCGGCTTGCAGGTAGGCGCGGACGGCGGTGTCGATCACGCCGCCCTCCGGGTCGTCGCCAGCCGGGTCCGCACCATCCCCACCACCGCGCCGAGGTTGCTCGCCGGCCAGCGCGGCGCGATCACCCGCCCGCCGTCGTCGTCCTGGCACAACGCCAGCAGCGAGGTGAGAAACGCGCGCTGCTCGGCGTCCTCCTGGACCCGCAGCCGCTTGATCCGGTGGCAGAGGCTCTCGCGCATCCGCCCCAGCGCGAACAGCGCGCCGCGCTCCTGCCGCTCCAGCCAGGTCAGGTCGCCGAGCGCGATGGTGCGCCACGCCGGCAGCGCGCCAGCCTCCGGCACCTGAAGCAGATACAGCAGGTACTCGCCCTCGCCGCTCAAAGGCCCCGCGCTGCCAATCCCAGCCCCTCCAGGCATCAACCGCGCCGCCGGCCGGAGAGGATGTCGACGATCAGCCGCGCGTCCTCTGGCAGCCCCAGGAACGGGCGCCGCGCCATGCGCGAGGTCCCGCGCTGGAGGTAGATGGCATGCGGCGCCGCCGCGCTCAGCGTCACCCGGATGCGACGGGTGAGCAGGCGGACCGTCCCGAGCACGCTCCGCTGCAAGGCGCCGGTGCGGCGCTTAGGTGGCTGGCCCGGCCTGCTCGCCGGCGGGAACGGGTCGGCGATCCGAGCCTTGACCTGCCGCTCGCCTGCTGCCGCCGCGACACGACCGCGCGCGATCATGGTCGCGTTCACCCGCCCCATGATCCGGTCAGAACGCCAAATCAGGTTGGTGCGCGCCATCAGCCGGCGGCCGTCGCGATCCGGCGCCCGGTCGCGCTCACATACGCCGCGACGCTCGGGGTCACCGGGCTGTAGAGGTCCCAGGTGCTGCCGACCAGCTGCTCGGGCGTGCCGCCCGTGATCGTGATCCGGTCGGCATCGCGAATGTCTTGGCCTGGATCGAAGAGTACCACCGGGTTGAGATCAGCGACCGCCTGACCACCGATCACCGCCCGCTGCTTGGCAGGCTGGCTGATCCGGCACCGCACCCGCTGCTTGACCGGCACGAAGGCGTCGGCCCAGGCGCCGCTCGCCGTTTCGGTTGGCATGTTCCGCTGGAGCACGCCCACCAGGGTCAGATGTCGCGTGATGTCCATGGCACCAGCGCTTTAGAAACAGCGCGTAGCCTTTGTCCAGCCTAATCGGCGCGTGGCAATATCAACGCGCTAGATGCCAGCGGGACACCGCCTCAGATGGCTGTTGGCAACGGGACCTTGCGTTCGATCAGAACCACGCTCGGCATGAGCCAGCGCCGCTTCGCCGATATGCTGGAGATCGGTGAATCGACGATACGGGCATACGAGAGCGGGAAAGTGCAGGTGCCGCGCACGGTCATGCTCGCCGCGGTCGCAGTCGCCATTTTCAAGATCCACCAGCAGCGGCAGGAGGAGGCCCGGCGCCGCCGGCCGTTCGGCTGAAGACAGGTCTCGCCCTTTCCGCCCACCGATGACTACCACCTAGGGTAATCCGGTGTCCCTTAGTGAAGGGATAGCCCCATGCATGGGAGCTACGCGTACTAGGCCGCCTTGCGCCTGTGGCGCCGCCGAGTGGTGTCCGGCGTCCGTCCTTGGCAGCTTGCCCCCTGCCAAATCCGCCGCCCGCTCCTACCATCACCGTTACGGATCGGCGGACCCGATGGGGTTACCACGGAGGGTCTGAGTGATCCTCCGCATCGTTCGGGCTCCCGGATGGAATGGGCACACCAGAGCCGGGATTTGCAGGATGCAGCGCGAGCCTTTGTTGGCGTCCCGCCTCACGCGCACGATGCGTTTTCTTCCGACGCCTACGCTTTGGAGGCGTGTCCGGCCGCGGGCGGAAAGCACCGTGAGCAAACCCGCGGTTTGGAGGATTCAGAAGATAAGCCTGGGCGGATGCGCCCAGATCAGCCGGCGGCAAGAAGCCGTGCCAGCAAAGCTCGTAGAGGTTCATTCGCTTTCGTTAGCGTCTTCCGCCCGCGCTGGTCAAGATATTCGTTCATAGCGGAACTGAAACAGGAAAGGCGGGCAGCGCCCCCCGCATGGGTCGCCCGCCTTCCCCGGGCCAACCTATAGGCCGTTGCGCCGCGCCTCGTCCACCATCCGCCGTGCCGGCTGGTAGGTCTCGACCTCGATCTCAGGTCGACCGACCCCGAACAGCTGCTTCAAGGCAACGGATGATGAAGCCGCCGGCGTCCTCGCGCACGTCCTGCCCGCGCTTCAACTCGGCGTGAAAGGCGTTGATTTCAGGCCAGCCCATCCGGTCGATGGCGCTCTCCAGCAGAGCACGCTGCTCCTCGGTCATCGCCTTGCCTCGACCACGGCGAAGGTGGGCTTGGGCTTGTTCAGTTCGGCGAAGGCACCGGTCGTGTCCAGGTCCATCACGATCCGGCCGTTGCGGGTGGCGGTCAGCGAGTTGAGCCCGGCCTGAGCATAACTGACCGCGTAGTCCGGCAGGCGCTCGGAAGCGACCTGCCGGCCGCCGCCTACCTCGACGTAATGGGCTGCCAGGTGCTCCTCGATCCTCGCGAGCACCGTGCTGCCGAGGTCGCTCGAACCGAGGCGAGCATCGACGACGGCGCTGGCGGCGTCGAGCCAGACCACTGCCGCTTCGCTGTCGTTGGAACCGCTGTAGGCGATCACGTTCAGGACGTCGCCACGCACCGTCATCGGTTCAGCCCTCCCTCCTTGAGCTTAGAGGCTGTCGAAAACCAACTGATAATCAGTGTCAAGGCGTTTTAATGTGTGCGTACATGATGGGTCAATTTCACCAGACTCAAGGCGCCGAGCGTTGTAACCGCGAGCATTGAGTGCTCGAATATCTGCGTGCAGCCGGCGAAGCCGATCGACGTACTCAGGCCGGCAGGTCGCTGCTGCCCAGTATCGCCCGCCCCGATAGATCAAGGCGGAATGGTCCCGGCGCTCCTTATACGGCCGCGAGACCTCATTCAGGTATTCGAGCGCCAACGCTGCGACCTCGGCTTTAATCACGAGAAATGGCAGAATGTCATTCAGAAACGCCTTAGCATTGCGAGGCGCAAGAACCCACTGCCATTGTTGGCGATGGCGCTCATCGACGACGGCCTTTCGTGCGCAGACTGATCCGCCCCACTGGTGTTTTAGCCGCATCAATATGCCGTGATGCGTATTAGCGATGCAGACAAGGACAATCGGGTTTTTCCCCTTTCGGATTCCGGCATAAACGCTACCTTCACCGTCAAAAAATCCCGCGGCGTATTCTGCGCTGATCATTCGGGTTCCGCTCCTGGTAGCCACGAGCCGGTAATGCTATCAGAAAAGCCCCGTGAATGTAACCATCTATCGGAGCCATCAGAATCCCAAGGCTTCGGCAATCCGTGACTTACCAGTACTATACACGAGGAGAGATCGTGGCCCTTTAGAGCCTCCCGCTTGTAGCTCATCACCGAGCCCGGCAGAAGGCTCTGCAAGAAGACCAGCGGACCGAGATAGTGATCCCTGATCCACGCCTGGTCGCCGAAAGCAGCCGGATCAGAGTAGCGCTCCATATTGCCGGCAGGATCGGCTAGGAAGGCCTCATAGACGTGCCGCATCGAACCGTCGCGCCAGGACATCACCGACGAGTTCACCACATGCGGGTTGAGGTCCCAGAAGTCGCGGCTGATCAGGAACGGGTGGGTGGTGGCGAGCGCCAGCAGCGGCGCGAGCGGCCGGCAGATCGTCACGTCGAGGTCCAGGTAGAGCAGCGGGCCAGGCAGCGAGAGGGCTTCCAACTTGGACCACCAGCCTGGCCAGCGGTGCTGCAGGCCGCGAACGCGGATGCCGGCGACCCGCAGCAGGTCGGGCATGTCGGTGAGGCACAGGAGCTCCGTTCCGGCCGGCGCGTGCTGAGAGAGCATGTCCCGCAGCCGAACCACGTGCGCTGGGCCATAGATCCCTCCAGAGCGAAGAATGCAGGCGACCGAGGTCATGGTTTGACCACGAACGCGGTGTAGCCCGTATCGAGCCCGACTGACAGTCCATGTTCGGCAGCGAACTCGTCTACCGCGCGCCGGACACCAGAAAAATCATAGGCAGGATTCGACGCGTTGTCGTAGTCGTGCCAGCCGAAGTAGCCGCCCGAACGCAGCACCCTCCACCAGGCCCGAACCGAGGACCTCACCCCCAGGTAGCTGTGGTCGCTGTCGTCGAAGATCAGGTCTGCAACGCCGTCCATCAGTTGCTCGGCAGCCATCAGGGACGTCATGCGGTGGACGACCGCGCGCGCGCCGAACCGCCTCAGGCGCCCCATCGCGGTCGCCGCGAGAAAGTCCTGATCGGCCTGTGTCAAGCGGGCGTGGATGTCGCCGGTCGCGATGTAGGCGACCGGCTGGGCGCTGCGGTCCGCCCAGCTGTCCACGCAGTGCAGGATCAGGTCGTCGCGGCTCGCAAGCAGGTGCTCGGCCATCAGCCCGCCCGAGGTGCCGATCTCTACCATGACCGGCCGCCGCAGGCCGTTGAGCCGCGCCAGGATCGGGTTCGATCGCGCCAGCATCGCCGGGACCGAGCGGACGATCTCAGCCACCGAATAACGCCATTTGTATCGGTCGCGGCTTGCCGGGCTCGACATTCGCGAGTGGCCGGCGCTGCGCACGCCATAACCGCCAGGCTTCCATGATTGCGCCTGTTCCAGGAAACAAATCGACAAGATCGTCACCAGGATCAAGTAGAACGTCGAATAGCCAGAAAGCAAATTCATCCGGCTTGGCACCACACAACCCGCGCTCTAGCGTGATATTAGCTGAAACCCAATCCCGCACTGTAGGCTCGTCTCGTGAGCCCTTGCGGGCGCCACGTACAAGCACCGGCTCCCACGCATAGGCCACCCGATTGCCAGGCTTGAAAGAGCAGAACGGCTTGACCCAAGCCATTATCCGAGTGTCTGGCGGCGTGAGCGGTAGCAGGTGACGCAAACTAGGTGTGGAGCACGACAAAGCCCACCCGTCAAAATCTCTATCGAGCCGCTCTATCAGTGCTGCATGGTCAACTTCAGTTTTCTCGGGATACAAGTGAGCGCAGCCAATGTAAGGTGGGTCGGCATAAGCGACACGCCGCCGCGCGATACAGTCGCCCACCAGCACGCGGATCTCACCCATCCTTCGACGCCGGGCTCCAGAATCCTCCAGCGGCGAAAGGCGGCTGCTGCCCAGCAGGTACCCCGGACAGTTCGTCGAGACACCACTGCCCGATCACGACCGCGTTGCTGTCCCGCACCTTGCCTTGCCTGATACCTTCGTCGATGGTCCGCCCGATCCGGTCCAGGATCAGCTGGACCTCGCGCACCCGGTTGTCTTCGAACGCGGACGTATCGGTGCGGAACTGCAAGATCATGCTCATGGCAGCTCGTCCTCCAGCCGGCCGAACCGGAAGCACCGGACGGCGCTCTCGGGATTGCAGTTCACCACGTCCACCCCACGCTGCTCAAGCATCGCGGCATAGGTCGCGTAGCGCGGAATCATGCCCTGCTGGCGGCGCTGCGGCTGCGGCCGGCAGCCGTTCGCGATGTGGTCGGCATACCAGTCGGCGACCGCTCGCGCTGTCTCCGGTTTCTCGTACCAGCCGATCTCGACGTCGCGGCCGTTGAGCCGGATCACCGCCGGGTGCCGGCGCTCACCGCCGCGGCTCTCGTAGTGCGGCTCGCGCCGCGGCCAAGCCCGATGCCAGTGCTGGTCCTGGGTGTCGTTGCGGATCATGTCCAGCCCGATCAGCAGCACCTTCGCGATCCCAGTCTGCGGCACCCAGCTCGAAAGCACCTGCGCCCCGCTGTTGTTGCCGCGGACCCAGCCCTGCTCCAGCTCCAGCCCGGTATGCCAGCCGTCGCCGCGGTGCCGCATTACCTTGATGCCCTGCTCGCGGCACCACGCGAGGTGCGCGCGCTGGCGCTCGTCGAGCTCGGGCGACCAGAGCGTGACCTTGTCACCGGCGAAGTCGAGCGCGTCGGGCTCGCCTGGCAAGAGCCGTTTCTCGCCGCCGCACCAGACCCAGAACTCGGCCGCGTCGGCGCCGTAGAGCATGTCGGCCCACGGCGCCAGCTGGTACGCCCTGTTGATGGCGACGACCCGGCACCGGCCGCGCAGCAGGTGCAGCGGTTGAGGAATGATGCTCTTGCCGCCGAACAGGATCGCCAGGGTGTCGCCACGCCAGCAGTCCGGCGCCGGCGCCCAGAAATCGGTGGTCATCTGCACTGGCCGGCGGCAGACCACGGTTTGCGGAGCAACGTCTTGCGTCCGTCGGCGGACCTGCCTGCCTTGCACCAACCAGCTACCTGAAAGCAATAGCCTGGATTGATAGACTTGACCCGTCCATCCCAGACGTACGTGATCAGGCCGTCGGGTCCGCAATCCCAGCCCGATTCCGCAAGGGCGCGTTCGGCCAAGAGGATGAGGTCGCTTGACAGCTGTGGGCCCTCATTGCGGAAAATGGTGCACGTCCAGCCATCAAGCCCGTTCATGCTCGGGATACCGGATGACGGGTGCGGGCGCCACCACCCGAACAGCGCCAGTTCGTCGGTATAGAGCAGAACGAGAGTCTCGCCAGGAGGCATGAACTGAGGTGATCCTGGCTTGCGCCGACTGTAGTGGCGGTCAGCAAGTTCGCAAGCGGCCGGGTGAGATTTCGGAACGCGGCGCCATCCACTCGGCTCGTCTAAGCGAAGCAGCAGCTGCTTCATTCCTCGCCGCCGTCGGGCCGCCTGATTAGCGTGAACGCCACGCCGAAGTTCTGCCGGGTCGTCCCGAACCCAAGCGCGCCGGGGCCGAACGTGCCGCCCTCGTCGAGCACCCCGCCCCGGATCTCCTGCGAGGTCTGGCCGGACGCGAAAGCCCCGGTCAGGTCGCACGCCGGGTTGACCTCAAGCAGCCCGTCGACCGGCGTGCCGGTCCGGCGCGGCCGGCGGTTGGTGCCGCGGCACCGGCCCTCGAACTCGCCGTTGGCCGCGACCGACAGGTTGCAGCTGGTCCAGACCCCGTTGTTGCTGCCGACCAGCGCCCAGTCGCCGGTCAGCTGGTCCTGGAGGCATTCCGCCGCAGCCGGTGCCGTCGACAGCGCCACCAAAGCGCAGGCGAGCCAAGTGATCCGCATCGAAATCCCTTTCATGGTGCCGATCGGTATTCCGGCGAGAAGCCCCGGACCTGGTAGACCGGGACGAAATTCTCGATCCACGGGATGTGCCGCTGTTTCTCGGCCCTCAGCCAGAACAGCGCGCCTCGGTTCCGCCATCGGGTCAGCCACTTGTCCAGGACCACGAAGCCGTTCTGATCGAGGAACCGGCAGATAGCGTCCGGCGCCGTCATGTGGACGCCGTGGTTCAGCGCGCCATCGGCGCCGAGCCAGCCGCCGACCGGGCTATGGGTCAGGAACGATCCGCCTACCGCCACCGCCCGCAGCGCGTTCGACCACGCCCGGTGCATGTCCCAGCAGTGCTCGATCGTCCCGAGGTTGAACACGCACTGGTAGGTCCCGGAGATGTCAGCGAGGTCGGCGTTCAGGTCGACCTTCAGGTCGCCGTCGGCCAGATCGAGCTCGTGGTAGATCGCCGCGCCTTGTGCCCGGAACCAAGCTCGCGCCGTCGGGAAACCCGGGATCGTGCTCTCCTGCGCCCCCAGCATCAGCATGGGCGAGGCGTAGCCAGGCGCCAGACGTTTCAGGTCGGGAACGATGTCCGGCGTGATCATGTCGGTGCCATATGGCCGGTTGCTCGCAGCCAAGCGTCAGCCCCGTCTGGATCCCACGGCCGGGGACGACCATGCGAAACGCACACCCGCAGATCAGGATATGCCTTGCCGGTCAGCAGGTCGCGCTTGTAACTCGCCAGGTGACCGCGCGTCTCAGGCAGATCCTGCCAGGTCCTAAAGCCAGGGACTTGAGCAGCGATGAACGGCTGGTCATCGCTGAAGCGTGCCTTCGCACTGTCCGGATCGGCCGCGAACGTCTCATAGACCCGGCCCATAGCCCCGCTCCAGCCCAACACGCTGGCATTGATCGCGCCGGCCACGCCCCAGAACGAACGGCACGCGACCAGCTCATGGCGCGCCGCCGCTGAAAGCAGATCCGACAGATCGCCGACGATGGTGACGTCGAGGTCCAGGTATAGCCGAGGGCCCGGGAACTGGAACCACGCGAGCTTCGGCCAGCACCCTTTCCAGCCCCAGCTCAGTTGCTCGCTGGTCAAGCGGTGCACCTGATCGACCAATCCAGCGTCGAGGCCAGGGTGATCGGTCAAGCACTCGATCCGCGTTCCCGAGGGAGAATAGCGGCGGACCATCGCAGCGAGCCGGGCGACATGCAGTATGTCGAACTCGCCGCCGCAGCCGAAGAGGCAGCAGACGACGGTCATTTGCCCGCCGGCGGCTTGGCAAGATCCCAGACCGGAACCGGGAACTCGATCCAGTGGGTAACGTGGGCGAACGGGATGCCATGCCCAACATCGGAATCCGCTTCCCATAGCTGCTTGACGCCTTCGGCGATGTCTTCGGGCGTTCGCCCGGCACCGCCCAAGCCCTCGCCGGTGCGGGCGCGCTCATAGGCCCGCGGACAGGTCGCCTCATCCAGCGGCCAGCCGCTCACCACGCAACCGTCGAAGATAAACGCCACCCGACCGACCAAGCGATCCATGTCGGGCAAGCCATCGCTCGCTACGGCGTGGATCTTGACGATCACCGGACTGCCGGTGCCGGTCGTCATGCGCATTGCTCCCGCCACCGGGCGCGCCACGACGCCCAGTTCTGCGACCCGCTGCGATCGATCCAACTGTCGCCGTTCGGGTCCGACAGGTAGCTCCAGTGCGCCAGCTTGGCGCCCGCAGGCGGCTCAGTCGCCGGGGATTCGACCAGCGCGTTCCACTCGGGCGACAGGTCACCGATCTCGTCGTCGCCAAGGTGCGAGAACCCCATCAGAACCGGATCGGAAGCGGTGCGCACGAAATCGGGGGTCAGCCACCCGAGCTTGGCGCAGTCCATCAGCATCACACTGGACCAGGACCGGGCCCGGTTCGAGCGAGGCACCCGCCGGATCGGCGGATGCTTCACCACCCGGACGGCGTAGCCGTCCATCGGCATCGCGGCGAGCTCGGCGATATCGCCCAGGCACAACTGGTCGCAGCCGTCGAAAAATGCAGCGATACCATGGTAGCCGCAGAACCACGGTACGAGGAACCGCGCATAGCTGAACTCCGTGACACCAACCCGGTTCAAGCCTAGCTTTGAGGCCGAGACGAAGTTGATCGTCAAGTCGATGGTCGAATTGCGCTGGACCGAATAGGCGAAGACCTCCGCGCCCTCGGCCTGCCGTCGGTCCCAGCCGCAGAAGACGTGGAACGGAGCTGTCATAATGTGGTCGCCCCGCTGTAACGAGAATCGAGGGCGATCGCTATCGTCAGCGCGATGTCCCCGGCATCGGCGCGGAACGCGTGCTCCTCGATCAACGCCAGGGTCGCTTTCAGCACCTCGATGCGATGCAGACACGCGTGCAACTGCCGGTCGACATCGACGAGCTTGCTGGCGATCATGCCCTCGAACTCCGACGGTCCGCCGTCCTGCCGGCGGAAGCGACCGAGCAAGCTGCGATAGAAGGCGGCGAGCTTGACGACCTGATCGTACTCGACACGTCGTTGGCGTAGCTGATCCCTGGTAAGGATCGCCATCTCGCGCACGACATCGCAACGCAGCGGATCTCGCTGGTGGTCCCGGATGCGGCTGAGAGCCGCCTCCATGGCCTGAAATGCCGCGGAAAGGATCTCGCTCCGCGCATTGTCGCCGCCGGCGCTCTCGACGCGGCCGGTCCGGTCGAAGGCAAGCCGGCGCGCCGGGTCAGACAGGATCTGCCAGGCCGTGTGCAGGGCGTGGAAATCCTCGGCAGACCCGCCGGGCGAGTCGGGATGGCAGGCTTTGGCCCTTGAGCGGTAGGCCGCCTTCATCGTCTTGAGGCTGGCATTCCGCCGAACGCCCAGGATCTCGTAGGGGTTCATGCCAAGCTACCGGCGCGCGCCACCCGGGCTTTCCCGCTCGATCTTGCGCCGGCGACCCGTGACGGCCTGCTCGGTGATCCCGGCCGCCTTGGCGATGTCGACCCCGCGCATAGTGGGATGATCAAGGCAAAGCTTGAGTACCCGCTCGCGATCATTGGTCGCGCGGCGCATGAGGTCCGTCAGCTTGCCGAGTTCGGTGAGCAGTCGGGTCTGGTCGTCCATGCGCCCGTATATAAGCGGGCGACCCGAAAAAGTAAAGCGGCTTTAACTCAGGGAGCGTCGGGCGGATCGCCGTCGTCGAGCGAACGCTTCGCCAGCACGCAGACCTGCCAGGGCGCGCGCTCGCCCACGATCAGTTGCTGCCGCGTGCCGTCGGTCCACCGGATCGTGCAGCGCATCGTAGCGCCGCAGGTGAACATCACGGCTTCGAGCTTGCGGCCGCCCTTCGCCTCGGCCCAGATCCAGGCTTCGAGCGTCGGGTGGACGGGGGTGTCGCTGGTGGTCTTCCATTCGCCAGCCATGGGTGGATTCTCCGTCATTCGATGGCGAGGTGGGGCGGCGCGGGCAGCACACCGACCAGCCACGTGATCACGATCAGCACCGCGATCACCACCACGACCACCTTGAGGATCCGCAGCACCCGCCCCGGCATGCCGGCCTCGGCCGCGAGGAAGTCGAGCAGCCAGAAGATCAGGTAGACGCATGCGACAACGATCAGGACCCAGACGAGAAGCCACACCAGCCCGATCAGCGTCATGGGTCAGCCCTCCCCTATGCCGGCGCGGCCCGGATCTCGACCACGACCTCTCCCGCAACCGCGTCGCCGGGCACGACGTTCAGATCCTCCGACTCGCCCGAGACCTGCCGGACGCCGGCGCCGGAGTCGCCGTCGAAGCTCACGCCGATGCGGACCGGCCCGCCCAGCGACATCACCGTCACCCGGGCGTCCTTGGGATCAGCGTCGTCGTCCTCAACGGCCACGATCGCCTCGTCGGTGCTGGTCCACTGGATGCCTCCGGCGACGTCGTAGCGGTCGGTGACGTTGCCGCCGGCATCCCGCATCGTCACCCGGACGTGGACGTCCTCACCGATGTGCAGATCCATTGGTCAGTTCTCCTTGTTCGGTTCAGCCGGCCGGGCGCCGACCTCTACGCTGGCAGAATGCGCGTCGCCAGGCTCATGCGCGCGAACGTATGCCAGCACCCACTCGATCGTTCGCCCGATCGCGACCAGCCAGTAGTGCCAGGGATCGGGCGCCCTCGTGGTCAGCCGCCGGCCTCATGCTCGTCGATGCGCGAGATCATCTCGTCCTTCCGAAGGCCGCGGACGTCGATCCCGCGGCTGTCGCCGTAGGACACGAGGTCATCCCGGGTCGGCTCGGTGCCCAGGCGATCGCGGAGCGCGTTGTACCACTCGGGCCGGTCGTCCTCGGTTGTGGCGACCGCGCCGGCGCGCTGCCCCTCGCGCGCGCGCCCCGCGGTCGGTCCGGTGGCGGGCACGTGGGCGCCCTCGACCGCCGGCGCCTCACGGACCGGCGTCGCGGCGTCGAGCGGCTCCTTTGGCCAGCCCGGCGGGTTGAGCGCGTGGGCGGGCGACGGCTCCTCAAGGTCGCGCGCGGGCGCCTTGACCTCGTCGCCAGGCTCCAGCTTCCAGCCGAGCCCGGCCGGCACCTCCGCATAGTCGCCGGGCAACTCCTCGCCGGGGCCATAGAGCTTGCCGTCGACGACGTGGCCCTTCTGGGCATCGCGCCGGACCCTGAGCTTCATGTCACATCTCCGTAGCGGTGGCCATTTCTGACATACCAGATAGTGCTCGCGCCG